GCTTCTGTTTCCACGATTGTCATATCTTACAAATTTAATACTTATTTTTGATTCTTTTTTCTTATTGTCAAAAACATACTTTTTGTTTGCCATAATAGCAAGACCTGAGCTTATAGAGGCATCATACTTTGTCCTATTGTTTATCTCAAACTTAGCCCAATCCTCAAGAGTCCTTGTGAAGTACATGCTGCCTATCTCTCCAGTCTGCCTGTAAGTTCCCTCCGAATCAAAGCCTACATACTGCTCTATATATGACTCTATAGCTGATGCGTGAGCCTGCTTTACATCCTCGCTTGAGTTAGGAATACCTCCTATCTCTAACTCTGTCTTAGAGAGTCTCTTTTTATGCTTGTCAGGCCTGTTCATAGAGAATCCTCTGTAGCCTCTATTCTTAAAATGGTACAACAGTCTAGCCTTGTTATTCTCAGCAAGTATAGGCATGCCATAAAATATACACGCCATAAGAACATCCTCAAAGAATATCTCTGCCGTCTTTGGCCTGGCTACATACTCTAAGAAAAATTCATTAGAAGGAGCGTCCTCCATATGAAACTTAGTCAGACCATGAAGTGCACCATTAGAGCCTCCGCCTCCAACAACTCCAGATATATCGTAAGGGTCACAACCGAAAGAACCCATGTGTTCGTTGCCAGGATACTTAACGCCTCCCCTCTCTATAACATTATTCCTATGTTTAATATCAGGAACCCAAGACACAACAAACCTACCCTTCTTGTCGGGGGTCCATATAACCTCGGTATCCTTCTCTCCACCCTTCCAGTGAAAGTAACCCCTCGTTATAACCCTGTCTCTTATAAGTGAGTCATTGTAGTCTATCTGCTGGTATATCTTTGTCAGGTTAAATATTGACTGCCTTGACTCGTCCCTGAATGCGTGAGACTCAGTTCTAGGGAACTGCCTGTAGTACTCGTTTAATGCATCTGGATCAGACTTCATAGCATCCACCTCATTGTTCCAATAGGTTATGACACCGTTATGTATATACTCCCCATCCACGCCTAAAACTTCAGACTTAGGGTCCTCAAATACTGGCCATCCAAACTCATCTATGTAGCCCTCATAGTTCCACTCCATAGGAATAAATAAGGAATATAGACCGCTCTTTGTCTGACCATTTGCAGACCTTACAGATGGATCGCTGTCCATATATAGCTTCTTAAAGTTACCACCACCCTTAGATAGAGCGTTTGATGTGGATCCCATCATACACTTGCCTATGATCTTACTCCCAAGCCTTAAGCATGTCTTTGTAACACGCCAGTTATTTAATATATTCTCAGGCTTCTCCCACTTACCGCTCTCGTCATGAACAAGAAGCAATAGCTTTTCACCGTCATAACTGTTGTCAGACGTGTTCTTCCAGTCTATAGTCGTGTCCAGGCCGTCTATGTCGTCGGTCTTCTCCTCGTCCATATTTCTCCTGGTAATTTTACTGGCAGGTACTCTAAACGCAAGCTCTGTCTTTGGGTTGTCCATACCATCCTGTATAGGCTTGAAGAAGAACGGGTAATTTCTTACGATAGGTACAACCTTATCCGTAAACATCTTCTTGGCATCTGAACCTGTCTTTGATAGTATTCCTATCCTTGAATCCCTTACTATCGTTCCAGTATTAGTAGCCTCAGATGACGACATAAATGAAAATCCAGAACGTCTGTTCTTAAGGTAGCACATACCAAAGCACCTGTTATCTGCCTTGCAAGCCTCCCAGTATATAAAGAAGATCCTGTTGGACTCTCTAAAGTCTGGATGGCCTACATCTATCTTTGTCCATTGAAGGTACATGTAGTGCGTCCCTGTTACATATGTAGGTGTCCCATTGTTTACAAACCAATGACCGTAATCCCTTCTATCAAACTCAGACTCTATATAGTCTACATACTTAGACTTGAACGTGTTATCTCTCCTGTTCCAGTCGAATATTGTTCTTATTTTAGATAGTTCTTTAGGATAATCCTTTGCCACCCATCTATCACCTTCTGACTCTATTTTTTCTGGAGCTTTAGGTATCCCAACCTTTAGGCCGTTTATGTCATATATGTCCCCTATAACGCCATCCTTAGATATAACAACAAGGTCATAATCCTTGTCATATCCATACCTCCACTTCTTCGCCCTATTTCTAGAAGCTAAAGCGTTCTTGCTTATATGATCGTTTGATATTTTATATAAGTTATTTTCCATTCCTAGCCCTGCCTTCAGCGAATCCCTGCTTTCCAGCATCTATCTCTTTAACCTCTTCCTTACCGTTTTCTTCATCCTCTATCTTATGAAGCATAGCTAACGCATCATCAAACGCCAACTTTTTAGCGGATGCCGCATTCTTCATCTTGTCTGCGGTTATATCATCTTCAGCATGTGTTATTATTGGCTCCTTTAAAACCTTTATCAACTCATCAATAGCGAGCTTTGCCGCCTCCAATATTTCTACCTTTTTAGACATATGTTTCTGTTATACATTCTATACAATACCTCTTCTCCTATCCTGAACTCATACTCGCTATCAGGAGTGAATGATATGACATCTCCGCACGATACGTAGTCTATGTCATTATTCTTAAATACCAACTCCCCCCAAAGCTGCTCTAAAGAGCCAAGCTGAGTAAACATGTGATCCTCAGACTCTACAGGCCTTACAAAGCAGAATGGTGAAGGAGCATTCCATATACCGTCCCTCATGTAAAGATATACCTGTTGAGGCTCCACTATAAATACGTCGTCCATAACATAGTGCCAGCTACTCTTCTGCCTGCCCTTCATGTCATAGTAATATCTGAATACATTGTGATGGACTATGACTATATCTCCAACCTTTACAGGTCCTGAATAGTATGTAGGCCTAGCCAGCACCTCCGCAAATCTATTTGAAACAGTATGGTCCTCCTGGGATGTGCTTATGATAAACTCCTTACCCTCGTAAGTTCTTATATTATCATAACGCCTACCATCCACAGGTTTAACTATGAAGCAGTGAGGCGACTTCATCAGAAGTCTATTTTAAACTCTAAAGAAACAGGAACGGTATTAGAAAACTCCTTCCACATAACTATCTCATCATCCTTCTTTATCCATATAGATATAGATGATTCATTCCTTAGTATTGACTCTATAACGTAATTTCTTCCTAAAACCTCTTGTCCAACTACGTAATGCATACCCTTCATATAGTCTGGACCTATAGATATCTTTCTAATTATATTCACCAGTATGAAGGTTTATATTTACATCGCCATACTTCTTCTGTATCTCGTCCTGGTATGAGGAAAGATCGTGAGCACCCATCTCTAGGTTTGCAAGCGTAGTAATCTTTTGATTTTTTAATCTCTCGAATGTCATCTCTATGTCAGCTATTTGAAACTTGAGATCTCTGTAATTCTTGTTAAGCTCAACCAACTTGTCGAGCTCTTCTTTTTCTAATTTTTTCATTTAATTTAATTTACCAAGTAGCTATGGCGACCCTCTTCCATGTATCGGTGGCTGTGCACACATACAGGTAGTCAGAGTCATAAGCAAGCTGTCCAGCTGTACCTGTAGAAGATGCCGACGCTGGAGCACTTGAGGATATAATAAAATCCTTAAGAGATTCCACAGTAAAATTCTTTGTAGCGTTAGCAGAATCAGAGTCACTACCTAGTAAAAGGTCCGTGAGTGATGGTGTAGCTGTTGAGTATGAATATATCTTTGCCATGTCTTGTTATTTATACAAATATAGTAAATTTATTTTCCCTGGCCTTTATAAGGCTTCTTATAGTTGACGGATTTCTTTAGCCTTGAATTATTCTTGCTATGTATACCTGTCCTTTTCTTTTTAGGCTTCCTGAGGGTGTTAGTGTTACTTACCATTCTCTATCTGTTGTATCATTTCAAAATGCATCTTGGCAACCCTGTCTCTACCTGACTCACTCATGAGTATCTCATGGCACTCTCTGTAGTTAGTCATAAAAAAATTCTCAGAAAGTATTGCGGGCATGGATGTGTGAACAAGCACATAAAAGTTGGCCTCTTTATCAGGATCTCCATCTGATGTATCCTTACGCATTTTATAATTAGGAAAGGCTAACTCTGCTTTTTCAAAAAGTACTGTAGCTATATCATCAGACTTGGTCTCTCCTGGAGACGTGTACACCTCCCAACCGTTAGCAGCTTCATCACTAAATCCATTTGCGTGTACGCTTACATATATGCAAGGCTTCTCAGAAGACTTAGCTAATTTATTAGCCATATTTACTCTTTCTGATAGACCGATATCGACAGCGGTGTCTACTAGATTTACGGCATCTATATTGTTAGATTGACACATTTTCATTAATCTATCTACTATCGATCTGTTAAACTCTCCTTCATAAAGAACTTCGCCATCTGGCCATACTGGAGATCTCTTCCCTGGTGTCTGGTACACCCCATCGACTACACCGCCATGACCATTGTCAAATATCCATAAGTAATTTGAATCTGGTGTTGGACAGTTTGGTGTTATTGTGATGTCGTATTGTGTACCACAATTAGGACATTTTACTATTTTTGACATCTTTCAATGAATTTTATTAATATAAATACAGATACGTATGTGACTGTCATGTATAAGATTACCCCATTATTTTGATAGGTCTTTAGCCTCGTTCTTAGCTCTGGTTATAAAACGTCTAAGGCATTGTAGCATATTCTTTCCAGTTACGTCTTCTACGGACTCGTTGATTGACTTAACCTCAACTATCACACAAAAGAAAGCCACCACCTTTGTCATAACAAGATCTATAGATATGAAGTGAGATATAAGGTCTCCAGCTATGTACTTCTCTACCAGAAATATTAAAATTATAGCCAAAGAATATAGCAAAGACTTGCTTAATGTCGATGAAAGCCTTCTACTCTTAAATGACACCCAGCCATTCTTTTTAACACTTCTCCAGACTCCAAAGCATGTGTCTATAAATATAGAGAAAAGCGATATGTAGATCATTGGAGCTACTGGAGATATTACTGCCAACATCGATGCCAGTGCTATTGATATGTATGTCTTCATTGCGTGTATTTCTTTATTAATCTATACGTGATATATACTACCAACAAAGTTAATAAAATAAATAAAACAATCGATAACAGTCTCTTATACCACGGATTACGCTCGTAGTACTTTATAGGTATCTTTCTTTCTATGATCTTTTCTATAGTAAGGGTATCACATCTTCCTTCAATGTAAACCTTCTTCTCCCTGTCTATATACACCTTCACCTTTAATTGCTCTTTTTCCAAAAATACCGTATCATGAAGCTCGCTAAATTCTACCACTGTATCTACCTGTACTTTAGGTACGATTACCTCTACAGTGTCATGTACAGTGACAGTGTCTGTGGTTAATAGGTATGGATGTTTATCTATAAGCCTTGTAAACCTAGCCTTAGGGCTGCATGAGCATATAAGTATAGCTATCGCTATATAGATCTGAATGTGTAGTCTCTTTTTATTTGATATCCGCATTTAAGGCATTTTTTTTTATTCTGCATCGTAAACTCAATGCAGTTAGGGCAGTAGCCCTTCTTTATGTCTTTCTTCATTAGTTGTTATCACGTTGGGACATCTGTAGATATTGCCTCAGGTGGTAAAGTGTCTGACGTGCCGTCATTACCTCCTGACCCTTGGTCGGTTAACGTCCACTCTCCTCCTGCATAATTAGCTTCTTCTCCCATTCGCCACCATGATATAGGGTTAAATGAGCTGAGGTCATTAGGAATGCCACTATTATAGATAGTTGTGATATCACTTCCTGCGAATCCACCTGATAATTCTGAATTAAAAACCGCTACTTCATCCATATTACCATTGGTAAATTCTCCAATCTTAAATGGAGTGTTTGTGTTTTTCATTGCAACATAACTATTTTTTTGGTTATTTGCATTATCTACTCTATTGCCATCAAGATATATTTTTATTCCATTACTTGCATTTGTTCCACCTTGTCCATTGTATGTCCAAGCGATATGATACCAAGTATTAGGTGATATTATTCCTGCACTTGTTTTTCTACCTCTTCTATTTAATGATTGTCCATTGGAATAGATGTGATTGTAAATTGCACCATCACTTCCAATATAAAAGACTTGTTCCCTGTTATTAGTTGTAGAAAAATCACCCCTTTTAATAAGTCCATGACTAGTACTTAAATCATCTACTTTAACCCACAATGAAAAGGTAAAAGGAAAATCACTACTTGTATTACCAAAACTCAAATTGGCATTTAATCCACAATCTACAAAATCACTATTCCCATCAAAGATAAATGAGTTGGTGGATGCAAAAGATGAGCCCTGTACGTTTAGTATGGAACGGTAGTTACTTGACATTACGCAGGCTGTACAATCCAATACTCAACTCTCGTGCCACCACACCACTCGGCATAGATTACATTAAGAGCTGTTGTGCTGTATGTACCTGAGCCCATAAGGACCCATCCCACAGGGACTGTAGGAGGCTCTTCAGTTTCTTCATGGTAAATTTTCTGAACGATTCCCAACTGAGCACCCGTAAGGTCGTTGGTTATTCTACCTGAGCCTGCTGAGGCTGAGGTGTTGTATATCTCGTTCTCTGTGAATGACACCTCTACACCTGTTACGGCTGTAGCACTCTGTGCCCCCGACTGAAAGTCAGCGTATGTGTATATCGTTCTTGCACTGTTAGTCTGAGAAGAACCTCTCTCTGTTAAGTCTTGTGTGGATGCTATCCCTACAAACTGTTCGTTACTTGGAATTGTTGGCATTGTCTTTTATTTTATACAAAGATAATAATTTTTAACTTGGGACATCTGTAGATAGTGCTTCAGGTGGCAAAGTATCTGAGAATCCATTGTTACCTCCGCTACCTTGGTCTATCAAGTCCCAATTCCTGCCTGTATATGTAGCCTCTTCTCCCATTCTCCACCATGATAATGGAGGAACGCTTAACTCATTTAAATTGTTTG